GGGGCTTCGGCCCCCGCTTTCAAGGAGAACCGGAATGGCTAATCAAGTCACCAACATTGGTGGAGTTCTGTCTGCCGTCACCACGACCTTTGCGTACACTGACGCAACTGCCGTGACGATTGCAACGATCCCTGCCAACGCTCAAATCGTGGACATCTTCATTGATGTGACCACGGCATTCAACGCCGCATCCACCAACACTGTGACCGTCGGTAAAACCGGCAGTGCCGCCGCTTTCGTTGCTTCCACCTCGGTGGGTAGCGCAGGCCGTGCATCTGTCGCCTCGACCGGTGTGTACAGCGCGTGGGCCGATACGGGCGCAAGTGATGTCTCCGCGACTATCACTTACACCCAAACCGGAACTGCCGCGACTGCCGGGGCCGCTCGTGTGACGATCGTCTACAAGTATTACGCGCCGTAAAGGAGGCTCATCATGGGTCAATTCAAGCCGATGGTCAAAATGCAGACCACGGAGCCGAGTATCGAGCTGAAGCTCAAGAAAGGCGGCGTCGTCAAGAAGTCCGACGGCGGGATGATGGGCGGGGCACTGATGGGTGGAAATCCCATGGTGACCAGCGGCATGCCTGCTCGTGGGGGCGAAATGTCCTCTGCCGCTCCTCAACGCCCGAGCCTTGCCGCTCGTCGTCGTGCGATGATGGCTCGCCCTGGTGGAGCGGCTCCTGCCGGCCCCATCGGTGCGGCTGGTCGCATGATGAAAGAGGGCGGTGAGTCCAAGGCCGCGCACAAGGCTGAGATGTCGAAGATGAAGGGTCTTGAAAAAGAGCTGAAGTCTCACGAGTCCAAGCCTGCGTCCAAGGGTCACAAGGGCCTGAAGACCGGCGGTGTTGCCAAGTCTGCGAAGCCGGGCGAGTACGCCACTGGCGGCGTCGTGATGGGCAACGGCGGTGGCTTCAAAAAGGGTGGTGCAATCGCTAAAGATGGCATCATCAAGGATGAGGCTGGCGCCAAGCATGGCACGAAGATGGACACCACCAAAGTTGATCGCAACAGCGCCCCCACGGGTTCTGTGAAGCTCGGCAATGGCGGTGGCTACAAGAAGGGCGGCGAGGCAAAAAAAGCCTACGCGACGGGGGGAAGTGTTAACAGCGGCGCCCCCGTCGCAATGCCCCGCAAAAAGCCGTCTGCTCCTGTCTCCAACGACCGTCAATCGGGAACCTTCAAAAAGGGTGGCCGAGTAAAGATGGCCGAAGGGGGCGATGTTCAAGACCTGTCGAAAGGCGCCTATGACAAGAGCATTGGCCCGTCCGAAGAGGAAATGGACATCGCAAAAACGATTCGAGGCATTCCTCGAAAAGTTTTCAAGACTGCCAAAAACTTCCTGACTGGTCAGGGCGTTATCACTGACTCCGAGCGCAAAAAAGCGCGAGAGATGACGGATAGCGAACTCACCTCAGAGTACGGGAAGAAAAAAGGCGGACCGGCCTGCGCGTGCTAGTGAACCAAGTGGGGGCTTCGGCCCCCGCTTTTATTGAGGAAAAATTATGGGAACCTATTCATCGGCAACTCGCCAAGGCGCATATGAGCCATTCGACCTTCAAGTGTCACGAGGACAAGTTGATGGTCATATTGGCGTCGAGATTTTTGGTTACACGCCAAACATCGCAAACTCAGCTTTTGGCCCGATGTGGGAAGGTCAAACCCAATCTGGCGGTTTGTACACGCCACCGTCTTCTGCCGCACCGCTGGTGCTGGTCAGCACTTCTACATCTGACACCTCGGCATTGAGTGTGCGGATTGAAGGTTGTGGAGCTAACTTTGTCCCTTTGGTAGAGACCATTGCTCTCAATGGCACGACCAATGTGACGACCACAAATTCTTTTCTGCGAATCAATGCAATGTATGTGACCAACGGCACTAATGTCGGGGTTATTACTGCAAAAATCAGTTCGACGACTTATGCGCAGATTAACGCTGGCATTGGTCAGACGCAGATGTCAATTTACACCGTCCCTGCTGGGTACACCTTCTATCTGTCGTACACGCAATATGACGCCGCAATCGGCTTCACTTCAAGCGCATACATGACGGCACAAGAGTACAACAAGGACAATGTTTCTGGCGCCATCACCGTGACGCATCAGACTGTGTTTGTGCAAAAGCAAGAGACGCCTTTTACAGCGCCGATTGCTCACACAGAAAAAACTGATCTTCAATTTTGTGTGAAGGCCAGTTCTGGCGGGCCTCTGACATGCAGTATGTATGCAGGCGGATTTTTGATTAAAAACCCGGATTGATCATGCCGGCAAAAAGCAAAGCCCAATTCCGTTTGATGAAGGCTATTGAGCACAACCCGAAGGTCGCCAAGAAGATTGGCATGTCTTCGGCTCAGGCGGCTGAGTTCACGTCTTCCAACGAAGGCAAGAAGTCTTACAAAAAACTGCCGGCAAAACTTTGCGGCGGCGGAAAGGCTGGTTGGTAACCATGGCAAAGCCCGGTTTGTATGCCAACATCCAAGCAAAGCGTGAGCGTATCGCCGAAGGATCCGGGGAGAAGATGCGCAAGCCTGGGTCGAAGGGCGCTCCGACCGCAGAGGCTTTCCGCGAGTCTGCAAAGACGGCAAAGATGAAAGAAGGCGGCCCCAGTCTGGCGATTGGCCGGGGCGAGAAGTTGCCCGCAGACAAGGGCGCTGGGCTGACCGCGAAGGGCCGCGCCAAGTACAACCGCGAAACTGGGTCACATTTGAAGGCTCCGCAACCCGAAGGAGGCGCCCGCCGTGACTCTTTTTGCGCGAGAATGGAGCCTGTGGCAAAGAAAAGCGACGAGGGAAGCAGATCCCGCGCTTCAATGAAACGATGGAACTGCCCAGGATGGTGAGGTAACAGATGGCCTATTCAGATTCATACGGCAACACCGTCATCAACGTCCAAGATCTCATTGATCATGGCGCTCGTCGGTGCGGCAAGCTGGCTGAAGAGCTGACAAGCGAGCAGATTCTGTCCGCTCGTCAGTCTTTGCACTTTTTGCTGTCGAATCTGATCAACATCGGCATCCAATACTGGGCCATTGGGAGCGTCACGCTCGGCACAACCCCCGAAAAATCGACGTATTTGCTCCCCGTGGGCGGTGTTGACGTGCTCAACGCCCTCTATCGGCAGATGCAACGCCCCGCACCGGGCCAGGGTGGCGGGTATTACGGCACAAACGGCATCATTGCCAACGCTTTTGACGGCAATGTGCTCACCTCGGACATCCAAACGACCCCAAACGGGTACTTGATGGTCGATTACGGGACCAACAACAGCCAGTACATCGGCTCGTTGGGCATTTTGCCGGGTGTTACGGGTGAATTTCACATCATCTACGAGTATTCCCGTGACGGAATCACTTGGCACGAGCTTTATGACTGCGGAGTGCAGACCTGGGTGGACAATGAGTGGTCCTGGGTCAACCTGAACGCCGGTCAGAACGTCCAGTACTACCGGATGCGTGAAACTGGCGGCAATACGCTGGTTGTGCGCGAGTGGTATCTCGGAAATCAGTCCAAAGAAGTGCCGATGTCACGCCTGAACCGCGATGACTACAGCAATTTGCCCAATAAGTTCTTCACGGCCAACCAGCCGTACCAGTTTTGGGTCAACCGCACCATCCCGCAGGCGGAAGTGGTCCTTTGGCCCGTGCCGAACGACCCATTCATCCAGATGACCATCTGGTATTCCAAGCAGATCATGGATGTGGGCGATCTGACGGACGAATTGCAGATCCCGCAACGCTGGTATCTGGCCGTGCAGTCCATGCTGGCTCACCAGATGAGCTTGGAACTGCCGGAAGTGCCGTTGCAACGCATTCAGTACCTTGAGGGCCAAGCGGACAAGCATCTGCAACTGGCTGAGCAGGAAGAGCGCGACAAGTCACCGATCTATTTCGCCCCGAACATCTCTGTCTACACGAGGTAAGCCATGGGAATCTTCCTTGATACCCTCGGCATGTCAGACATCGCCATTGCGGTGTGCGACCGGTGCAAGATGAAGCGCCCGCATGCGGTGCTGGAGTCTGACCCAAATTTCCCCGGACTGCGGGTGTGCGACCAAGGTTGCAAGGATCAATTCGACCCTTACCGACTGCCGGCTCGCAAAACCGAGCGGATCAACATCCGTTTCCCCCGCCCCGATGTCAGCGTGGCTGTGACCGACAATCAGAACCTGATCATCAACACACAGACCCAGGCCGTGATCTCTACCGAGCAGAGCACCGCCAACCCTCCTGGCAGTGGCCAGCCCGATGGATTGAACACAGAGCCGTGATATGACCAACGTAACCATATCCCAACTGCCAACCGCCGAACCGCTGGACGGCACAGAACTCGTCCCAATCGTCCAGAACGGCCAGACCGTTCACACGACCACGTTCGACATTTCCTCGTCTCCGAACCAGCAACAGACGTTCCTGACGGTGAATCAGGAGTCATCGCTCCCGAACAGCCGCGCATTGGCGGTTACCGGCGACCTGAGCCTAGATGATGGCGGTGCGCTTGAGCCTTTGACGATTGGCCTGACTGGAGCGGCCAAGAGCCTGAACGATGCGGGCAATGGCTTGGTTGCCAAAACTAGTTTGGGCAATGTTGAGCCGCGAGAGATTCAGGTTGCCAATGCCGGACTGTCTGTGACCAATGGGGATGGCGTTGCAGGAAACCCCACAATCAGCCTGGATGGCATGGTCGGCGTCTTTGCTGGGCTTGGCGCAAGCACCGGCATCGTGGCATTCACCGGCAACGACAGCGTCACCGGGATTGAGATTCTGGGCACGGCGAACGAGATCAACGTCATAAACAATGACGGCTTGTATGGCAATCCGACCATCAGCATTGCCGACAACCCGACTTTGCCCGGTGCTGGCGCCGTCAAAATTCCGACAGGTACTACAGTTCAGCGTCCTGTCGGTCAAACCGGCCAGATGCGCTTCAACACCACCAGCAACCGCTTCGAGGGGTATTACAGCGGCGGTTGGCAGAGCGTTGCAGGAAACGAAGGCCCAGCAGGCCCCACAGGCCCCACAGGAGCGCCTTCTAGCGTCACTGGACCCACAGGTGCTACCGGACCCACGGGAACCGGTCCTACGGGGCCTACAGGGGCTGGATCGACCGTCCCCGGCCCTACCGGCCCGCAAGGCGTCCAAGGTATCCAAGGCGTGCAGGGCGCAGTTGGCCCTACTGGACCGACCGGCTCTTCTGGTTCGACAGGCCCAACCGGAGCCACAGGAACCCCTGGAACTACTGGCCCAACCGGCCCGACCGGTACTGGCGGTAGCACTGGCCCCACTGGCCCCACTGGCATTCAGGGAGATCATGGCCCGACCGGCCCCCAGGGCGTCCAAGGTATTCAGGGCGAGCAGGGCGTGGCCGGACCTACTGGTCCCACGGGTAACACCGGATCAGTTGGACCGACTGGCGCAACTGGACCGACTGGCGCAGACTCCACTGTGGCAGGCCCTACCGGTCCGACCGGGTCAACCGGAACAACGGGGGCGACTGGACCCACAGGCCCTACCGGAGCGGCCTCGACAGTGGCTGGTCCTACCGGCCCTACCGGGGCGCAAGGAAACTTAGGGCCTACCGGACCTCAAGGGGTTCAGGGTATTCAGGGTGACCAAGGGGATGTTGGCCCCACTGGCCCGACTGGTGGAACTGGACCTACCGGTTCTACTGGTTCGGCTGGCCCTACTGGGCCTACTGGGTCAACCGGAAACACCGGCCCAACCGGGTCAACTGGCGATACTGGCCCGACAGGCCCGACTGGATCTGCTGGATCTACTGGCGCAACCGGCCCCACCGGATCAACAGGCTCAACCGGTCCTACGGGTCCGACTGGTTCACAGGGAACAGAAGGCCCGACTGGGCCGCAAGGCGTACAAGGTATTCAAGGTCCGATTGGCGACCTTGGCCCCACCGGCCCTGCTGGCTCTGCTGGTTCGACCGGCCCAACTGGTCCGACCGGATCTGCATCAACTGTTGCTGGCCCGACTGGCCCGACAGGAACTGCTGGAACCAATGGTCCTACCGGCCCCACTGGAAGTGCAGGAACCAATGGCCCGACAGGTCCGACGGGTGCGGCTGGCGACAGATACCTGACCACCAGTTTCTCATCTTTGACTGTGCAGATTGCGACCGGCGTGTCTGCCACCATCGGTACTGGCCTGTCCTACACCGAGGCTCAGAACATCATCATCAGCTACAACGGCGACACGACCACGCACATGCACGGTCCCGTTGTGTCATACAACCCCGGAACTGGGGTTATCGTATTTGACGTGGTGAACGTAACTGGTTCGGGAACATATTCGAGCTGGACGTTCAACCTAGATGGCGCTCAGGGCGTGCAAGGTCCGACCGGCCCAACTGGAACCACGGGCGCAACCGGTCCTACTGGAAGTGCCGGAACAAACGGACCCACCGGACCGACTGGGGCGGCTTCTACTGTTGCTGGACCTACTGGGCCTACAGGCACAACAGGTTCCGTTGGCCCAACAGGACCCACCGGAATTCAAGGTGATCATGGGCCGACTGGGCCTCAAGGCGTTCAAGGCGATCAGGGCGTTCAAGGCGTAGCTGGGCCTACTGGTCCGACTGGAAACACTGGTTCGTCTGGACCTACTGGCCCCACCGGAACTACCGGCGCAACCGGTGCAACTGGACCTACTGGGTCAACTGGATCGACAGGCCCAACTGGACCTACGGGAACAACCGGAAGCACCGGTCCTACTGGGCCTACTGGTTCAACCGGATCAACTGGGCCGACTGGCCCGACTGGCACTCAGGGCATAGATGGGCCTACTGGCCCTCAAGGTGTTCAGGGCATCCAAGGCATTCAAGGAAACACCGGACCCACCGGCCCTACCGGCTCTAGCGGCTCCGCAGGTTCCACCGGTCCTACCGGACCCACTGGCGCGGCATCCACTGTTGCCGGGCCTACTGGCCCCACAGGAACTGCTGGATCCACAGGACCGACTGGTCCTACCGGAACCGCCGGATCTAACGGCCCTACCGGCCCGACAGGCACGGCTGGAAGCACCGGTCCTACTGGCCCCACTGGCGCTCAAGGCAACACCGGCCCCACTGGTCCCCAGGGTGTGCAGGGTATTCAAGGCCCCATCGGAGATAACGGCCCGACTGGACCCGCTGGTTCTGCTGGCTCTACCGGCCCCACAGGACCGACCGGCGTTGCTGGCCCCACAGGCCCCACGGGCACGACTGGTGCTGGTGGACCCACTGGCCCTACAGGCTCTACCGGCGCAGGCGGTCCTACGGGTCCGCAGGGCGTACAGGGTATTCAAGGCGACACTGGCCCGACTGGTCCGACTGGCTCGACTGGTTCTACTGGCCCGACCGGTCCCACGGGAGCCGCCTCCACGGTTGCTGGACCTACTGGACCTACCGGAACGACTGGCTCAACAGGATCGACTGGCCCGACTGGGCCTACTGGGGCCACATCGACTGTCGCCGGCCCAACCGGACCTACCGGGACAACTGGTGCTGGCGGGCCAACCGGACCGACAGGTTCTTCGGCGACCATGGTTTATCCTGGCGCTGGTATTGCCAACTCCACCGGATCGGCATGGGGAACGTCATACACCACTAGCGGCTCCGGCACTGTGGTGGCCTTGGCAACTGGCGCATCTTTGACGACCCCCGCTCTGAGTGCTGAGACATTCAGTACCAGCGCAACTGTCACGGCAGGAACGAACGCTCAAGGCCAAGGCGCTTTGACGAGCGACTTCAACGTGGTCACCACCACGTCCAACAACCCTTCTGGCGTGACTCTGCCATCGGCCACCACTGGCCGTCGAGTGATCATTGTCAACAAGGGCACGAACCCGATCTCTGTGTATCCGGCAAGCGGCGGGACGATTGATGCTTTGTCTGCAAACGCCGCCTTGATTGTTGGCGTTGGAAACTATGTCAAGTTCGACGCATCGAGCACCACCCAGTGGTATTCGACGGTGAACAACGTGATGCCGACCGAAGTGGTATACACCGCAAGCGACAGCGTGTCTTTGGACATCAACCCCAGCAACGGCACGATCCAGTTGTGGGCGCTGACGGGTACTCGTACACTCACGGCCAACAGCTTCAACAACGGCCAGAGCGTCACCATGATGGTTACCGCAGGAGCATTTACGATCACTTGGCCCACGACAACTTGGGTTGGCGGTAGCGCACCGACGCTGTCCACCACGGTCAAAACAGTGATTGAACTGTGGAAGGCTGGCGGTACGCTCTACGGCGCTAACGTGGGGAATGCGTAATGTTATCGGCGATGCTCAGGGCGGCGGTTGGCAACTCAACGCCAGCCCCTCCATCCGGGGCAATTGTCTGGGGCAATGGTGGCCCCATGACGACAGTGCGGTCAAGGCATTCTGGATTTGGGACAAGTGCCGCCGCATGGTTAGTAAGCGGCATCACCACCCAAGGAAGCACATCTCCAGGGAACTCAACCACCTCATACAACGGAACTACTTGGTCTAGTTCGTCCATAACCACAACCGATTTTCTTTATCAGGGTTGCGCAGGCGGGACTGCAACTGCCGGAATTTTTGGATTTGGGGTTAACTCATCAAACGTCGCATTTGGAACTGCTTACACATTTAATGGGACAGCAATAACAGCAATAACAACTGCAAGTGCAAGATATTTTTGCGGCGGTTATGGAACGCAAACTTCTTTTATTGCGATGGGCGGTCAAAACTCTGCCAACGCATATCAAACTGGCGGTCAAATTTGGAATGGATCATCTTGGACCACTTCAACTGGCACTCTGAGTTCCGCTAGAGCGGCTTTCGCCTCTGCTGGATCAAGCACCTCTGGGATAGCGGTGTGCGGGCAAACAACTGGAGGATCGGCTGTAAACGGTTATGACACCTATAACGGAACCACATGGACAAGTGGCGGATTATTTCTTAACGCAAATGTCTCTGGTTTTGGATTTGGTTTGTCAACAGCCGCCTGTGGGATGGCCGGTGGCTCTTGGGGCACGGCGACATTTTATGCTAGGTCATATACATTCAATGGTTCGGCTTGGACCTTGGCCTCATATACCCCGCAAAGCAATACCCAAGGAGCAAGTTTTGGGTCAAGCACGACCGCAATGTGTACTGGCGGGGTTTCAATAGGCTCGACAGTTTGGCCCTTAAACACGATAAGAACCTATTACACATCGCAGATGACTGGCGGTGTTTATGCTGGCTTCCCACTGAACACAACCCTTCGAAGAGGTGCGGCGGGTGTTGGCAGTGAAGCGGCTTTAATTTTTTCTACCGGAGCAAACGGAACTAGCACAACCGGGACTTACTTGACCAGTACCGAGTCAACAAATGGAACCACATGGTCAACTGGCGCCGCAATGGCGATTAATACGGCCTATGGGTCCGCATGCGGGACATACTCGGCTGGAGGCATGTTCTTTGGGTATGCGACGGCTCAGGGCAACACAAGCCCTTTGATGCAACTTTTTAATGGAACATCATTCTCCACATCTGGAGCCGCCTCTGCGGCCTCTCAGTACTGCGCAGGGTTTGGCTCGACAAGTTCTGCCGTCGCAACTGGCGGTCAGAACACAAGCAACGTAGCCCAAACTGCCGCCTACAAATTTAATGGTTCTACCTGGGCATCTGCTGGCTCCATCTCTGCGGCCCGTTACTACTTGATGGGGGCAGGTAGCGGAACCGATGGGATTGTTGGGGGCGGGTTTAACAGTTCGGTAGTGAGCCAGTTGGACACATCAAAATATAACGGGACCACTTGGTCGGCTGGGGTAAGCATGTTGCAGGTAAGGGTTGGAGGGGTTTATCTTGGAACCGCAACCACCAACATTGTTTGTAGCAATGGTCTTTACACCACAGACAATAGCCCGTCGATGAAGTTCAATGGAACATCTTGGTCGAACATTGGGCGACCGAACGCCATTTTCAGGGCGGGTCAGGTAACCGGAAGCACGACGGCGGCCTCTAGCGGGATAATTGCCAACGGATGGGACTTGACGTATTACATCTATGGCAACGAACAATTCTACGGATGACACATGAAAGAACTCGAAGTAATCAAATCAACATCAATCCTCAATAACGAGGACTTCAACTTCTTGGCGAGCACAGCCGATGAATTGGCAGATGCGCTGAAGAAGCGGCAGATGTTCAGAACCGAGACAGAGATGGCAATCTCTGTTCTTGATGACATTCACTTCCCGACTCCTGCGGCAAAGTATTGGCAGTCTGTTCGAGAGCAGTCTTCAATGTTCGAGAACTTGATGGCGACAAGTTTTGAGTACAGAAAAAACGAGGTGAAATTGAAGAGGGCGCTTGCAAAGTTTGAAGCCGCCACTGATGATCTGGACAAAGAAGAGATTCAGATTGAGATTGATGAGTTTATGTTCCGCCGCTCCAATATGGAGATTGAGGCCAAAGATCGCATCCGAGAGTTGAAGTTGTGGAGCCAGTTCAAGAAAGAACTGGATGATGGATCATTTGACACCAAAGATGTCAACACGCACCAGCTTGTCAGTTATGCCCAGCGGTTCATCCTCCAAGCCAACAATGCCCCAGAAAACATGCCGGTTGCTGAAGCCAACAACCTGATGGGTCAACTGCAAACCACCATCAAAGAACTCACCCAGCAAAATCTTCTTGATCAGGTGCTGAGAGGTCTTCCTGAAGTGGTTGTGCAAAAGGTTTTGGTCAACACTGGGATGGTCTACAAACTGGAACACCAGGAGAAAAAAGATGTACCTCAAACTTCCTGACGTTTATCCATACGACCCAAACAGTCGCTTCCAGCAGGACTTTCCAGACACCAGCAAGCCTGATGTTTGGAATGACGCCGTTTTGGCCGAGTTCGGGATTTTCCCTGTGGCCGCTGTCACGCGCCCTGACATTGTTGCCCATGAGCAAGGTCTGGTGGAACTCCCGCCCCAGCAGATCAATGGGGCGTGGACTCAGGTCTGGTCTGTTGTTGACCGCACGCCAGAAGAAAAACAGTCCATGGCAGATGGTCAGGCTTCTGCTGTCCGAGCAGAGCGTGATCGAAAATTGCGCGAAGAATGCGATTGCATCAACCCCATGCGCTGGGAAGCCATGACGGATGCCCAGAAGGACTTGGCGAGAAACCATCGTCAGGCATTGCTTGATGTCACAACTCAAGCCGGATTCCCGTGGTCAATCACTTGGCCGCAAAACCCGTTCTAAGCCGCAAAGACGGATAGAACAATCAACAACCAGGAGAATTAAATGCCTTACAGCAGTGAGTCAGGAAAGCAGTTCATCAAGGATGTGGTCAAGCAACTGCGACCATCAAGCATCCTTGACATCGGCTGTGGTAGCGGGACATACAAGGAAACGCTGAAAGGGCTGTGCGCCCCCAAGGCATTCTGGCATGGCGTCGAAATCTGGCGCCCATACATCGAGAAGTTTGACCTGTTCAACAAATACGATCTGGTCACCGTGGGCGACGCCCGCGAACTGAAGTTTGACCGCCAATACGACCTGTGCATTCTGGGCGACGTTCTTGAGCACATGACCGAAGAGCAGGCCAAGGCGTTGCTCGACAAGGCCCGCCAGTTCTGCAAGTGCGTGATCGTCAGCATCCCTGTCGGTCACTACCCGCAGGGCGAGTTTGAGGGCAACCCGCATGAGGCCCACGTCACTGACAACTGGACTCACGAGTCCCTGATTGAAGTCTTTGGCGCTCCGTATGACGGCGTCATTGACAACGAGATCGGAGTTCTGGTGTATCGCAAGCCCAAGATCGCCGTGTACGCCATCAGCAAGAACGAATCGATGTTCGTGAAGCGGTTCTGCGAGTCAGCCGCCGATGCCGACATGGTACTTATTGCCGATACTGGGAGCAATGACGACACCGTAGAATTGGCGCGTCAGCACAACGCTACGGTTCATGAGATCAGCATCAATCCCTGGCGCTTCGACAAGGCCCGTGATGCGGCTTTGGCGCTGATCCCGAGCGACTACGACATCTGCGTGAGTCTTGATCTGGATGAGGTGTTGCAACCCGGATGGCGTGCCGAGATCGAGCGCGTCTGGAAGCCCAACACCACCCGCCTGCGCTACAAGTTCGATTGGGGCGCGGGGATTGCCTTCTTCTATGAAAAGATCCACCATCGTAAAGGCTACCATTGGCATCATCCTTGCCATGAGTATCCCGTCCCTGACAAGCGAACTGTCGAGGTTTGGGCGCATACAGACATGCTTCTGGTTGTACACCAGCCCGATCCCACAAAATCCCGAGGGCAGTATCTTGACCTGCTCAAAGTTGCCGTAACCGAGGATCCTGCCTGCCCTCGCAATGGGTTCTATTACCCGCGAGAGCTGACCTTCCACCAGAAGTGGGAAGAGGCGATTGTCGAATTGCACCGCTACTTGGCCCTGCCTGGGGCAACGTGGCCCAATGAACGGTGCTATGCCATGCGCCTGCTGGGCAAGAGTCACGAGGAACTCGGCCAGCACCATGAGGCCATGCAGTGGTATCGCCGTGCAACCGCAGAAGCGCCCTACACCCGCGAGCCGTGGTGTGACTTGGCGATGTACTGCTACCGCAACAGCCGCTGGCCTGAGTGCTATGCGGCGGCTACCAATGCCTTGTCCATCAAGAACAAGGAAGAGGTCTACACGATGGACCCGTCGGTATGGGGTGCGACCCCTCATGACTTGGCCGCAATTTCGGCCTTCAACATGGGGATGAACAACGAAGCTGTCGCCCAAGGGGCTTTGGCGGTAAGCCTTGCCCCGGGAGACAAAAGACTGGAAAATAACCTCCTATGGTATAGGGGTGACATCGCCAAGGCGGCGTAAAGGAAATCAGAATGGCGGCTACCGGGTTTACACCATTTCAGCTCTATCACAGCAGTACCCCTGGGCAACAGCCCGTTGCCGCCAATTTGAAGGATGGCGAGCTGGCGATCAACATTGCCGATGGCCTCTTGTTTTACAAGGACACCGGCGGTAACGTCGCCCAGTTCTCCTCCTCCGCAGGGTCGGTTTCGACCATTTCGTTTGGATCTACAGGGTTAACCCCTAGTACCGCCTCTTCTGGGGTGGTGACTGTCGCTGGAACCTTGGTTGCCGGGTCTGGCGGTACTGGCCTGACATCCTATGCCGCTGGCGATGTAATTTATGCGTCAGGAACCACCACGCTGTCAAAACTGACGCTGGGAACTTCCGGCTATGTCATGACGGCTGGCTCCACCGCCCCCGGCTGGACGGCCCAGAGCGCCCTTTCCGTGGGTTCTGCAACTACGGCCACCAACGTGGCGGGTGGAGCGACCAACAAGATTCTGTACCAGAGCGCGGCCAGCACCACGGCGTTCATTGACGCCCCGACGGATGGCACGTTCCTGAAGTACACGACCGCAGGCGGATATTCTTGGACCTCTGCGGTTGGCGGCGGAAGCGTCACCAGCGTGGCGGTTTCAGGCGGGACGACCGGTTTGACCACTTCCGGTGGCCCGATCACCACCAGCGGCACGATCACTCTGGCCGGATCGCTGGTCACCAGCAACGGCGGCACGGGGCTGACCTCGTACACGGCTGGCGACATCCTGTACTACACCTCCGGCACGGCGCTCTCCAAGCTCGGAATCGGGGCTTCTAGCTACGTTTTGACCTCCAGTGGAACCGCACCCCAGTATGTGGCTCAATCGACGCTCTCCGTCGGTTCTGCGGCCACTGCGGCGTCTGCAACCACCGCCACCAACGTCGCCGGAGGGGCAACTGGCTCTCTGCCCTACCAATCTGGGGCGGCAACGACCACATTCCTGCCGATTGGCACGCAGAACTACCTGCTGAGAGCGGGGGCCACAACGCCTGAATATGCAAGCCTGAGCACGGTTCTGGACGGCCTGACCACCACCCAGGGGTCAATCATCTACCGTGGCGTGTCTGGCTGGACCGCTTTGACCCCCGGAACTGCTGGCTACCTCCTGAGCACCAACGGGGCGGGCGCAAACCCGACTTGGACCGCCGCCGCATCTTCTGGCGTCACAACGATCAGTTTCGGGACCACCGGTCTGCAACCGAACACCGCCAGCTCCGGCGCTGTGGTTGTGAGCGGAACCTTGGCGACCGGTAACGGCGGAACGGGCCTGACCACCTTCACGTCTGGCGGGGCGGTGTATGCCTCCAACACTAGCACGCTGACCACCGGTACGCTCCCGACCACGGCGGGCGGTACTGGCCTCACGTCATTCACCTCCGGCGGGGCGGTTTACGCTTCGTCCACGAGCGCCCTGACGACCGGAACCCTGCCGGCCACCGCAGGCGGCACGGGGAACTCGTCGTATTCCAGCGGCGACCTTCTTTATGCCACGTCCTCCACCGGAATCGGCAAGCTCGGAATCGGTTCGGCCAATCAGATCCTGTCCGTATCTTCCAGCGTCCCGACTTGGACCGGCCTCACCAACCTGCTGGACAGCATCTCTAGCACCCAAGGCGCAATCCTGTACCGTGGCGCCTCTTCTTGGTCGGCTCTGGCCCCATCGACCTCTGGTTACCTGCTGAGCACCCAAGGCGCGGCGGCTAACCCCACCTGGGTGGCTGGCGTGAGCGGCATCACCGGTTACACCGGGTCGCTGAACACCTCCGCCCCCAACGCCACCTACAACGTCAGCGCCTTGACGGCCAGTGGCGGAACGACAACCCAATATGCGGCTTTGGTTCCCAAAGGGAACGGCGGGGTGCAAGCGGCCATTCCTGACTCAACGGCAACCGGCGGAGATTTGCGCGGCTTCAAATCTGTTGATTGGCAGATAAACCGCTCGGCCTCTTCTATGGTCGCAAGCGGCAACAATGCCACCATTGGCGGCGGGCAAGACAACACGGCAAACGGAACCGGGGCGACAGTTGCCGGTGGTTACACGCAAAGTGTTTCAGGAAACTACTCGGCGGCTTTGGGCGGCGCATTTGGCCTTCTTACCGGGAACTACAGCTCAAACCTGGGCGGTTTGTACTCGACCGACCGGGGTGTTTATGGCACAGTAGCAAACGCCAGCGCCTACAGTTTTGGAGGCACGACCTACGGCTCTTTGTTGCGCACCTCCCGCCTGCTGGGAGCGGCCACCACTGACGCAACCACCACCGTCCTGAGCACCACGGGCGGATCGGCCTCTGCGACCAACCAAGTGGTCTTGGCGAACAACTCGGCCATTTACTTTACCGCCCGCATCATCGGCACGGTAACCAACGGCGGAGACACCAAGTCTTGGACAATTGAGGGCACAATCAAGCGCGGCGCCACGGCCTCCACAACGGCGGTTGTGGGAACGGTCATCACCAACATCATTGCGGCCAACACTGGCGCGGCATCTTGGACGGTGGCGGCGGCGGCAAACACCAGCCTTGGATGCCTGCAAATCAGCGTGACCGGTCAGGCCGCTGTCGGAATCCGATGGGCCTGTGAAGTGCAAACCGTGGAGGCGACGTACTGAAATGCCAATCCAGTTTGATCAATCCACCGCCGGCTTGGTGACCTTGTCACCGCCCGCCTCTGGGACGTATACCCTGCAATTCCCATCTGGCAATGGGTCGGCAGATCAATACTTGTCCACAGATGGCGCCGGAGTTCTTTCGTGGCAAGGTTTGACTGGATTGACCTCTTATACCGCCGCGCTCAATACGGCATCGCCAAACAACACTGTCAACATTAGCTCTTTGACCGTGACCAATGGAAGCACAAACACTTTTGCGTGCTTGGCCCCCAATGGAAGCGGCGCTTTCCAAGCGCAAATTGCAGATTCAACAGCTACCGGGGGAAATGCTAGAGGCACATATTCGGTAGACCTTCAAATGTCCCGAACGGATGCATCGCAAGTTGCTTCTGGAGGGAGTGCTATTTTGCTGGGCGGATCTGGCAACACTTTGTCCGGCAGTGGAGTCATTGGCGGGGGGCTGTCAAATGCCGCCACACAAAGCGCCTCTTTTATTGGCGGCGGTGAAAACAATTCTTTGAGTAGTGCTTCATATGGGACGATTCTCGGCGGTTATGGAAACTCTGTAACCCAGCAGGGCGGCGTGATTCTTGGCGGCAAAAACAACGTCGCCAGCGCAGAATTGCAAATGGTTTTTGGCGGCAACAGCACGAACGGCGGGACTGTTTGGGCGCTCACCCAATTGCCCGCCATGAACACAATTGGCGCTTCTTCTACCAATGCATTCATCGGCAGGGGATTCTGCATCTATTACTACTCCGACCCAAATGCAGTATCGGCATTGGCAACGATTGATGGTTCACAAACCGCAAGCGTGAACAACCAAATCAGGTTGCGAACAAACAGTGTCTACTACTTCTCTTCATTAGAGGCTTATTATGAGCCTTACTTCCCGCTGTCTACTGTTAGATCGAATGGTGGAATGATCAGAAGGGGTGGAGCCGCCTCAACAACCACATGGATTTATCCTGGCGTGTCATCTTCATCAAGCACCATGTTGTACAAAAATAGCATCAATGACTCGATTACCAGTTCGATGACTCCAAATACAACAACTGGAGCGATGGATTTGAGAGCCACCGGGTCAGTCAATCATTCGATGTCTGGTGTTGCCGTGGTCAGTTACTACTACGTTGAGTTTTAATCATGCCAGTACAACTCAACAACACCGCAACAAGCGTCATAACCTTAAAGTCCGGCACGTCATCGTCTGGGAATTTGGTTTTCACGTCTGCGAATGGAACATCAGGTCAGGCTCTCAAGACTGATGGATCTGGAAATCTTTCTTGGGCAACTTTGTCATCTCAACCAGTAACCGGATTCACTACAACGGAATCAACTGGTTCTTTTATTGCCAGCGGCGGAACCACAAATCAAGGTGTTGCAGTTGTTTCCAAAGGTTCTGGTGGCTTTTGTATTGACTTGCCAGATGCGACGACATCCGGGGGTAATGCTAGGGGTCTGTTGGCTGTTGACCTAAGCCCATCCCGAGCCTCCGCAACACAAGTCGCCGGTGGCGCAAATGCTGTGCTTATTGGAATCAGTTCTACTGCATCAAACACAAACACAATCACAACAAATGGCAACCATTCAAATTCTTCGGTAGATGGAATTGTCATTGGGGGAAATTCCAATTCTCTTACAGGTCCTAACGGGATAATGATTGGGAACAGTTGCACATCAACGGGTTCCATTTCCATGAGTGGAAATATTGGCCCTCAAGCAATTGTTGGGAATGTAAATTCAGGCACATCATTGTGGATAGCTGGAGGAAAAAATGCATTCATTCTTCCGCAAAAAGGCACTTCTTCTCCGTCTTTCAAAAATGGTGGCTTGAGGCTTGCGTCTTATCTTACGCAATCGCAAGGATTTGTTGAGTTTGGGAACATTACCTATACGGGGCAGACAACAAATTATTTGACAACCGATGCGGGAGCGCCGGCCACAACCAATGAATTTTATGTCGGCAATGCTGGCGGTTTTTCAGCAACCGTCATCGCAAGATCAGACACTGGTTTGTCAAAAATTTGGTCCGTTTCTTATTACGGGTCAATTCTTACCGGAGCAAATGCTCCTGCGTCATCTGTTAGCGTCTCCTACAGTGACACCGGAACATCGGCTTGGAGTTTGACGCTATCACTTGGCACGAACAACGCTGGTTACATTGCAATTTTGGCAACTGGTGATACCGGCATGACCATTAGATGGTGGGGCCATGCTCAAACCATCAACTTCTAAAAAGATGAATCATGCCAATTCAATTTGATCAAACCAATGACGGCATTCTTACTCTTTCTGCCGCATCAACTGGCAATTGGAGCACTGCACTTCCGACAAGTGTTGGAACATCAACTCAACTTTTGGGCACTGATGGAACCAATTTGTCTTGGGTGAATCAGCCTGGGATTTTGGGGTTTAACTATGGCATAAATACAGCCGCCCCAAATGCCACAAACAACGTGGCCTATGTTCAAACAAGCACAACCAATGTTCCTTTTGTGTTTGGGCCAAAGGGAACCGGCGGAATATCGCTTCGGGTTCCCGATGGAACCGCAACTGGTGGAAATGTGCGGGGAAGCTATTCGGTTTGTCTGACCAGAACCGGTGCAGTTGCAACAGATGTTGCAAGCGGCAACTATGCTGTTGCAGTTGGAAACAACGTGGAGGCGTCTGGAGATTACTCTGTTGCGATTGGGAATGGAGCCAAAGCAAAAGGAACCAAGTCTGTTTCCATTGGCAAGTCCGCAACTCCGTCAACCGCTGACTATGCTGTCGTTGTCGGCAACTCAAC